TACGCCTGCTGTTGAACGTATCTCGTTAGGCACATACAAGTTACCGTCTGATCCAAATGTAAAAATAGATCCATCAGCATTTAATTGTATTTCATTTGTGGCCTGTATCAGCGGAGCACCAGTTGTTGAGTTTGGTAAATTTAATATGCCATTTGGGTCAAATATCCAGCTGTGACTACTGCTAGTTCTCAGTGTGTATCCACTACCATCAGTATAGAAGCCCCGACCGCTTGTATCACGCAAATCGATATATTGTGTTACGCTATTATCAGTGGCAAACTTATAAGATGTTCCGCCATCTAACTTACTACCATTAGGGAATGTTAAACTACTATCATGGGCAAATGTCCAGAATGTACCAGTACTTTCATTTTGAAGATTTCCGTAGATTTCAACACGGTCGCTTTTTACATTGATTGCGCCCATGCCAAGACCTTTGCCGTCTCCGCCTGCTGGATAAATGCGTACTGGATCTGTAGAGTTAGTGTTGCTACCTACAATGTTTAATCCTGTTCTCCAACTACGACCTGATATACCATGCCCGCCTTCAAATATAGCACCACCGTAGGTAAAGTTTAAATCGCCTGCTAATGTTAGATTACCATCTCCGCCAAACTTCCACGAAAGAGGTGTTGTGTTTGCATGTGTAACAATGATTAAATCATTAATACTTTCTACTAGAATATTATCAACCCAATCCGGGAATGGAAATCCAGGTGGTATATTATCAGGATTAATCCAACCTATGCCGCCTTTTTGACCGATGGTGATACTATTTGGAACATTTATAGATCCGCCAGAGTCGCTAATACTGCCACCAGTTGGTAGTTGTAATCCACCATCTGAGCCAAGTACAACCGCATAAGGACCGTTAGTTAATCGATCAGCACTACCTGTGCCAGCAGTAAACAATGTAAACTTGTCATTTCCAGGATAGCTAGGAGGGTACCCAGTTCCAAAAGGAAAAGTTTGATTAGCGTAGTATAACTTTTTAGTGCCAGTGTCATAGACTACCTGACCAACTGTATATCCAATATCTCGCCAGTCAATGGAACTAGTGCCACCGCCTAATACTGTAGTACCGTTACTATCGACAATATCACCACCTATTGGCAATGTTAACTTGCCATCTGTGTTAAAAGACCAACTTTTAACAGTGGCACCATCACTAGATGAGATATACGCACCGCCATCGTTTGCTGTCCACATCCAACTGTTTCCATTTAGACTAGATAATCCTGCATAGCCGTCGTTTCCTGGATTTGCCTGCAAATAAGTTCCGTCTTGACTGTCACCAATAACTTTACCTCCGGAGGGGAATGTCAAATCACCATTTGTGCCAAAGAGCCAATCTTTTCGTGCACCTGTGCCATTAGCAACCAATCTCACAGCATTATCCGCCGACAAAATTGCTACTTCATTGCCAATGGCAGCAATTTCGCCGCCCTGAACGCCAATATGCACTCCATCATCTGCTGGGAAGGTCACATATGGACCTGCTCCGCCCACATGCAATACTAACTCGTGAACACCGTTGACTAGTCTATCACCTGCTCCTCCACCGCCTGCGCCTAACAAACTATCAACGTCTGTTAGCTGATTGACATCATGTGGAATAGAGGGCTTGTTAGTTAAATCTAAATAACTGCCTGTGAACAATGTTGGTCTATGAACTAAATCAAGATAGCTACCACTAAACAATGTTGGTCTGTTAGTCAATGATAGATAACTGCCGTTAAACAGAGTAGGCTTGTTAGTTAAATCTGTCCATGATCCCGAGAAGGTGGTAAATCCTGCATCATTATCTAGCTGACTTGTTAGTGTTGGTATTGTTGGTTTGTGAGATAACTGTCTATAATCGTTTGATGTTGCTACTGCTGATAGTACTGGTTTGTTAAGGATTGAACTAGGACCACTAGTTGCAGACCAATCTGCTTGTACAGGATCACCGTTAGGTGTAGCAACTACATCTCCGTTGACTGTTACTGCTCCTTGCTCGTTAACTGACAACTTGTTTGCGCCAATATGTACCCCTTCTATGTCAAGCCATAGTGAATGCCATTTACGATCAATACCGCCTAAATCATGTATGCCGCTTGTTGCTGGCCTAACATTACTGCCGATGTTAAGCAGATCAAGCCCTACATAAAGCTCGCTAAAGTTGTCATTTATTTTGCCAAAAGCAACTCGTACAGTATCGCCGTCTCTACCGTTAGGAGTGCCCAGATTAATCAGTTGTTTTGCCATTTTATAGTAGCCTCATGCTCGTTACTAGTATTTATTGCATCCGATAAATATAATACTATGCCAAGACTAAGCCTTTACCGTCCCGAAAAAAGCAAAGATTACAAGTTCTTTGACCGCACTATCTATGAAATGTTTCAAGTGGGCGGAGTAGAAGTCCATGTACACAAGTACATCGGGCCCGTAGATCCTACAGATCCATCAAAAGCACTTGGTGCTACAACTATTCAAGATGTGCTGTTTTTAGAAAATCGTGATCGCAAATACGATCTAGACATCTATACACTTCGCGGGCATTATCAAACACAAGATATTGATTTTAATCTAAGTCAGTTTGGCCTATTCTTAACCAATGACACAGTGTTTATGACTGTGCATATCAACAACTCAGTAGATCTAATAGGGCGCAAGATCATGCCAGGTGATGTATTTGAGTTACCTAATCTGCGTGAAGAATACATTCCTGATATACACAATCTACGCAACTTTGCGGCAGCGATTAAAAAGTATTATGTGGTAGAAGAAATCAATCGTGCGGCAGAAGGATTTTCAGCTACTTGGTATCCGCACTTATATCGTATTAAACTAAAACCAATAACAGCAAGTCAAGAATACGCAGACATTCTTAATCAACCGGCAAATACTGACACCTATGCTGGTGCATACGATCCAACTAAAACTTATTATCCAGGACAAACTGTTACCTATAACGGACAAAACTATACAGTAATCACGGCTGTAGGTCCAGGCGGCACACAACTAACACCTCCTGATCCAGCGGCCTGGGCGCCAGATACTGGAAATACACTTGGCGATCTAATGAGTACTTATAACATATCATTAGAGGTTAATGCGGCTGTTATTGCAGAAGCAGAAAACGATGCTCCTCTAAGCGGATATGAAACTAGTCAGTACTATACACTAGCTGTAGATCCGCTAACTGGCCGCAGTTTATTAAACACCATTGACGATACTATCGACAACATTGCTGATATAGATGGCAATGTTAGTGATATCAATGCCCCGCCTATTAGAGATGGCTATAAAGGTTATCTAATAGATGACGGGCAACCTCCTAACGGACCGTTGGCTAGTGATGCACAGTTTGGGTTTGGTATACAGTTTCCATTTGGTCCTGTTAAGGGCGATACATTTTTACGTACAGACTACTTGCCCAATAGACTATTCTTATGGGATGGATCACGTTGGGTCAAACAGGAAGATAACGTGCGAATGACTATGACCAACACTGACACACGTCAGACTCTCAAGACCAGCTTTATTAATAATACTGCAATCAGCGGTATTGACAAGGCAGGTAGTGATACTGTTATTGTTGGCAGGGCGTTTGATCCTGCAGGAATCACTACTGAGTTTACAGTAAATCCTGGACTAGTTGTAATTGTTACCAGCTTAGACTATAACTCTAACTTTAGAGTTGAAGCATGGTTAAATGAAGCTAGTCAAGCACAAGATGTCACTTATCAAAATGCAAGTGGTAAGTTTGGATTCACTATACCTAATGAAACACTAGCAGACGGCACACGAGTACGTTATACAGTATTTGCCACTTACGTTGAACAACGTCAAGCAGTTAGCAAAGCACTGAGGAAAATTAAACCTGAGGTAGACGAATAATGTATATCTATAAGTTTACACATATAGAAAGCGGTAGATCTTATATAGGGCAAAGAGTTTGGTATCAAAAGGAGGCTTCGGTTTAACGCCGTTGTACTAATATCGAGTTTTTCTACGATGGTCAGATTCGACGCTATGTCGGTCAACTAATCCGCATGTTAAGCGGCTACAAATACCAAGACGGTAGTGGTAAACAAATTGTTGTGCCGGTGCTATATGGCGATATGAGTCGCCAAGTGGCTAGTATTTTAAACAGCAACAGCGAGAATAAAATGCCCAGCGCACCTCGTATTGCTGTTTATATTAGCAATGTACAGTTGGATCGATCACGCCTTGCAGATGCTACACACATCAGCAAAGTACATATTCGTGAGCGTGAAAAACTCTACGATGTCTACGGAAAGTTTACGGGCTACAGTCAAAATCAAGGCAGTGGTTATACAGTAGAACGCCTAATGCCCACACCTTACAAACTAACAGTCAAAGCAGACATTTGGTCTACTAACACAGATCAGAAACTACAAATCATGGAACAGATCATGATGATGTTTAACCCTAGCCTTGAATTACAAACAACTGATAACTTTGTAGATTGGACCAGTTTGACAGTTGTCGAATTAACTGACATTACCTTTACCAGTCGTCAAGTTCCGCAAGGGACAGAAAGCGAAATAGACATTGGTACACTGACACTAGAAACTCCTATTTGGGTCAGTGCGCCAAGTAAGGTCAAACGCCTAGGTGTTATTCATGATATTATTATGAACATCCACGATAACGAATATACATTTGAGGCGCAGGAAACAGTAACTATAGGCGGATTTAATATATTTGTGTTCAATGAAGGCGGAAACTACTATGCAGAATTACTAGACCCGAGCGCAATTATAGAAGCATTACCGGACATTGGCGATACGCTATGGAAAAAATACGGTAATGATTTAAACTGGCGCTTGCTATTAGATCAGTATACTAATTTTAAGGCAGGATCTAGTCAGCTGTTTTTAATACAACCCAATGGTAACGAAGTTATAGGCACCGTAGCACTTAATCCTGTAAATGAAACTAGATTAAGTATTACATTTGACAAAGACACTTACAATACTAATACAGTTATTGCAGGGCCAGCACGTAACAGTGCCAACTGGGGTACTGTAGATGCTATTGTAAATCCTGAAACATACAATCCAGGAGCTCCATTAGAAGGCCAACGTGTGCTATTATTGAATGACATACCTAATGGCACAGTAGCATGGAATAATTTTACAGCACCGGCAAACAGCATTGTAGAATTTGACGGTGCTGTATGGACTAATTTAGCCTTGCCTGAAGGTATAGTATATACTACAAACATTCGTACTGGCGTACAATACAAGTACGAAGACAACGAGTGGACTCGTGCATTTGAGGGCGAGTATTCAAAAGGACAATGGCGCCTAATAATCTAAAATAAGTACATGCATGTCAGAACAGATTGTATGTAGTGGCGCCTTATTTTACGCTAAATCAACTCGCAGATTTCTCCTGCTACAAAAAGCAGAGGGTAAACACGCGGGCACATGGGGCCTAGTCGGTGGCACCAATGTAGAAGGCGAGTCAGCATGGCAAGGTCTTCAACGAGAAGTTGTTGAAGAGATTGGCACTATGCCCACTATCTTAAAAACAATCCCCTTAGAAACGTTTGTGTCTAACGATACTATCTTTAACTTTCACACCTACTTGTGCGTTATAGATAATGAATTTGTTCCAGCACTTAGCAACGAACATAAAGGATGGGCATGGTCAACAATGGATCATGCTCCAAAGCCTCTGCACCAAGGACTAAGAAATAGTTTTGGTAATAAGATAATTCGTACCAAGCTACAAACAGTATTTGATATTATGGAACTAATTTAAGGTAGCCAATTGAAATTTAGTATAATGCGATGATCCGTCTCGCAGGGTGTTGTACTAGAGTGAAAATTTAATCCGTTAAATGCTACAAATCTGTCAGCCACTGGAGATACTCGTTGCTTTTCACTTAATTTATTTTGTTCTACCCATTCAACTGATTGCATACCAATTGTTGGCTCCCATTGTTCGTTATAGAAAACGGTATCACCGTCGCTGGTATTAAGGTAATATAATCCAGTGTAGTGTTCGCTATCCCAATCCACATGTGGGCTATGCATAACCGGATAGGGTGTCCTAGTAGACAACCCTGCTCGTATTCTTACTAATTTTGAGCAGGGAATGTTTAATTTATATAGAGCAGTTATTAAAACTGATTCTGCTAGATCCTTCAGTGGGCTTAACGTTTCGTTATCATTATATAAAAAATGAGTCCATGAATTTTCATATTTTTGCATGGCGGGCCTGGCTTGATTATATGCAGTATTTTCTAAAAAGAACCAAGGATGCTCTAATAATAATTTATATAGTTGTTGATTATTTGCTGGTGTTGTTAGATTATCAATAATTTGGATCATACTGTTACTTATATCATATCTGTTCGTGACAAAAAAATAGTTACATAAGTAGAGTATGTTTAATTTTTTCTCTAAACCAGATACTACAATTAAATTTTCTACATTTGATCCTTTCTTATTAGAAAATTTGCCGCCCATAAGCGGTTCTAAAATGACTCCAAAATGGTTTAGAGATATTCCTGTAGCTAGTGGACATGAATATATGTCTCCTAATTTAGAAGGACTAGATGCACCGACCATAAGAAAATGCCCTGCAATGAACGACTATTTTTCTACAGGCATCACAATACCGCTATGGACTGATTTAGAATTTTATTACGATAGCACACAACAAAGTTTAGAATGGAAGCATGCCAACATATACGAACATATTGGGTGTGTTTCTTCTCATAGTCCTGTACAATTTCCTACATTAGCTGGCAAATACATGCACGTTAAATTAACTAGCCCGTGGATTGCTCATTGTAATCGAAATATACAATGGTTTATGACAAAACCTACCCATCTTACATCTGCATTTGATGATCAACATGTATTATTCTGTGACGGGATGATACAATTTAAAAACAATTTTGTTACAAATGTTAACCTGTTTTTTCCAATTCGCGACTCTAGTTATAGCGTAAAATTTGAAGTTGGACAACCATTTCAAAGATTAATACCCCTCACTGAAAATAAGATAAATATGAAAGTAGAATTCTGTACTTCGGAATATTTTATTCATGCTTCAATGCATAATCGGAGATTATCCTTTTCCCCAAGTAAGTTGTACAACATTCTCAATAAAAAATCCAAGGAGAAATAAAATGAGTGAAAATATAGTTATTCCGCCAGGAATGCCAGAAGGGTGGACGCCACCAAATCTTGCAGATGTAGTAATTCCTGCACCGCATGAAGATACGCCTGTTGAGCAGTTGATTGATGCAGTCTATGCCCATACCATGGTTAGAGATCAAAATACAGAAGAGCTAGTAAAAATTGCCGACAGATTAAAGAGTCTGTGGGAAAGTTATGTTGCTGAAGCTATTAGTAAACAAACACTGATGCAAGAAATTAGCAATTTTCAAGCCGAAGTGTTGACTAATGATCATCCAGATGAAATCACAATACAGCACCTAAATATTGCAGTTAACGGAATCATTGCCAAGGCGTAATACATGATAAAACCTTTTGACAAAATAGTAATTGTAGGTGGCGGTTCAGCAGGTTGGATGACCGCTGCCGCCTTAATTAAGGCGTTTCCAGAAAAAAATATAACCGTGATTGAAAGCCCTAATGTACCTATCTTAGGAGTAGGTGAAAGTACACTCGGTGGTATTAACGATTACTGTAGATTTTTAGGTATAGATGAAAAAGATTTTATGACTTATACCGATGCAAGTTATAAAATGAGTATCAAATTTACAGACTTTTATGAAAAAGATGCTGGCGGATTTCATTATCCTTTTGGTAGACCATTTGTTGAAGGTACACAAAATGGTATGAATGACTGGTTAGTAAAAAAAGCACTATATCCAGATACTCCTATAGAAGATTTTGTGCATTGCTTTTTTCCAGCGGCACCGCTGTGGGATCAAAATAAATTTTCCTTAAACAAATACGGACAATTTGACAACTATAATCCCGATAACGATGTAGCATATCACTTTGACGCTACAAAGTTTGGCAGATGGCTGTGTGAAAGATATTGCAAACCAAGAGGTGTAGTTCACATTGCCGATACTGTAGAGGATATTGCCACTGACGAAAATGGTATTAAATCTCTTACCCTTGCGTCGAAAGAAGTTGTTACCGCAGATCTGTATATTGACTGCACTGGATTTAAGAGTCTCCTGTTAGGCGGTGCATTAAAAGAACCGTTTATTTCATACAGCGATATGTTACCTAATAACAGAGCGTGGGCAACACGTATGCCGTACAAAGATAAAGAACGTGAAATGGAACCTTTTACAAATTCTACTGCACTAGGTAATGGGTGGAGTTGGAATATTCCTAGTTGGGAACGGTTAGGTACTGGGTACGTTTACAGTGATAAATTTATTAGTCCAGAAGATGCTAAAGAAGAATTTAAACAATATCTAATGAGTGACAAAATGATTTGTCCTCGTACTAGAGAAGAAGTTGATGCTATGGAATACAAAGATATTCCTATGCGAGTTGGCATCCATGAACGCACGTTTGTGAAGAATGTAGTAGCTATTGGGCTAAGTGCAGGATTTATTGAACCGTTAGAGTCTAACGGTTTATTCAGTGTGCATGAATTCTTATTTAAATTAATTAAAACTATGCTAAGGCCTGCTATTAGTCAATGGGATCGTGATGTATATAATGCATCAACTTTTGGTATGTGGAGAAATTTTGCACAATTTGTAGCATTACATTATGCCTTAAGTATTAGAACTGATACACCATACTGGCAAGCAAATGCTAACAGAGTATATTCTCCAGGATTACCTACATTACAGCCCGATACCGCAATTGGATTTAATAATTTACAAGCTGATAAAATGTTTAACAATACAACTCCTGAAATTGGTGGAATAACTTGGATTAGTGTTGGATGTAATTATTTTATCATAGATAAAGTAGCTGTAGAACAACGTCAATCTGCCGCAGGTAAAGATTTTAAAAAGGAATACGATCCTATATTTAGAATGTTTGAACATAATAAAGATCGTTGGAGGAAGGCAGCCGAAGACAAGCCTAGCCTCTATCAATATCTAAAAGATAATATACACAAAGAAGACTCAAAAGGAAAACTATAAATGTTTGTTAATAATTTATTTACAGGTGATTTAAAACCAAGTGCAACAGTAGCAGGCTGCATTGAAATTTTTGAAAATGCATGGCCAAATCCCGAAGAAACTATTCAAAGAATAGAGATGGCGTGTGCCGATATAGAAAGTGGAGTAGGTTGGGGTAGGGCAGGTACTGTAGGTCAAGGACATAAACAGCAATCTAGAACTAATTTAGGATTAGGTATCACTGTATCCGCGGAAGGAGTTAATAATCCAGCTATGCAAGATATTCATAATCAAATGTATTTCTTGTTGTTAGCTACTACTATCGGATACGTTGATCGACAAGGTGTGGGTGAAAATCTATATCACGAGCCGTATCAAGCATTAAAATATAGAGGTGGCGAGGGTTATAAAGTGCATTATGACGGTCCTACAGGTAGTGGTAGAGCTATAAGTGCTGTAATATACTTAAATGACAATTACGATGGAGGTCATATTGAATTTCCACGTTTTAATATCAAAATAAAACCAGAAAAAGGCATGATGATACTATTTCCATCTAATTACGCATATGCCCACGTTGCACATCCTGTTGAAAACGGTACAAAGTATTCGTTAGTTACTTGGATCCACGATCGACCAATAACGGAGTAAGCGTGTTATATGAAATCATCAGTTAAAACTTTTGAAAAAAATGGCTATGTATTAGTTAAAAAAGCAGTAAGTCAAGAAGTCGTTGACCTTGTGACTCAATATGCACTATTTGATGAGAAACAGGATCTATCTATCGAAGTTGGTGATGCTCCTCAAGTGCCGGGTATGCATAGTAGCTACGGTGATCCTATGATGGAATCACTACTTCTTAAATTACATTCATTAATGGAAGAGCACACTGGGCTAACATTATACCCAACATATTCTTACTATAGAGTGTACCGCCCTGGATCAATTTTAAAAATTCATAAAGATAGACCCAGTTGTGAAATCTCAACAACTCTTACTTTAGGATTTGATTATAAAGATCTCGATACTAACTATAGGTGGCCAATCTTTGTAGATAACACTCAATGTGAAATGAATCAAGGGGACTTGGTCATTTATCGAGGCTGTGATTTAGATCATTGGAGAGACGAATTTAAAGCTCCTGAGGGATCATATCATGTGCAAGTGTTCTGTCATTATGTTGATGCAAATGGCCCATACGCAGAGTTTAAATATGATCGTCGAGAATCAATAGGTGTAATTCCTCCTACTATTGCTAAAAATCAAAATATACCGCCTAAAAAATATATTTCGTATACTAGATAACATGATTAAAATATATGATGATGTGTTGTCAAAAAACGAAATAAATCATTTAGAAACATTGTTTAGAAGCCCACTGTTTCCTTGGTTTTTATCCAGTGGGGAAAATAATCATAGTGTTGAGTTAATAAATGTACAAGAAGATGCTGATATTAATAGTAAAGAATCAATAATTCTTGTGCATACATTTTACATACAAGAAAAAAAGAACTCTGATAATTTTGCCATATCTGATTTTATTTTTAATAAATTCCTTAGCTATACTAAAATTCCTTTTAAAAAACTATTAAGATCTAAGGCAAATTTTCATCCTAGATCTAATATCACTGACCCTAATTTACATACAACTCCGCACGTTGATTACAAACATCCGCATAGTGTATTAATATATTACGTGACCGACTCCGACGGTACTACAATAATTTTTGATAGAAAATTACATCAATCAAAAACTGAATACAATATAATTCAAGAAATTGAACCTAAAGCAGGAAGATTTTTGCTATTTGATGGCGAGCAATATCATGCCGCAAGACATCCTATCAATAGCGAAACAAGAATAAATGTCAATTTTAATTTTTTATGAAACCAATAGACCATAACTTTAAATTTGTAATAGCAGGTGGAGGATCTGCAGGATGGATTACGGCTCTATATGTAAAAAAACAATTTCCAACTAGTAGTATAACACTGATAAAAAGTACCAGTATTGGAATACTTGGAGCGGGCGAAGGCACCACTCCCCATATTATTGATTTTTTAGATGAGATTGATGTACCTGTTAGTGACCTTGTAAAGTATTCAAAAGCTACTATTAAGAATAGTATAAGATTTAGCAACTGGAACGGTGACGGTCAACACTATTATCACTCATTCATGGATAATTATGATCTAGATCATACGCTTATTAGTGAGTTATTGCATACAACATATCCCATGATGGATTTAGAGCAAATGGGTAATAATAGTTCGTTAGACAATATCAACTTTAATGCACTGGCTAGCGAAAACAACTGTGTAAGATTTATCCCCAATTCCACTGCATCTCTAAAAAATTTAGATCCTATACTACATTTTAATCGCCTTGGAAAAATAGCATTACATTTTGATGCTAATCAACTAGCTGACTTTTTAGAATTTGTTGGAACTAGTAGAGGTATTAAAGTTATAGACACAGTTATCAATACTATTAATACAGATGAAAAAGGTTTTATAACTTCTATAAATTGTAAAGATGTAACAGATGTGCCGTGTGACTTTGTATTTGATTGTACTGGTTTTAAAAGAGTTATTTTAAAAGACTTTTATAAAATTCCGTGGAAAAGTTACAAGGAACACTTACCAGCTAAACGAGCTATGCCGTTTTTTATTGAAAATCCTAGCGAAATATTGCCTCCATATACTGATTCAGTGGCAATGAAATGGGGGTGGATGTGGAAGATTCCTGTGCAAGGTAGATATGGATGCGGGTATGTATTTGATTCTGATAGAATTTCAAACGATCAAGCAAAACAAGAATTAGATGACGCAATCGGGTTTGAAGTAACAGTGCCAAGAACCATCGACTTTGAACCAGGCAGATTAGAAAAAGTATTTGTAAAAAATTGTATGGCTATAGGGTTATCTAGTGGATTTATTGAGCCGCTAGAAGCAACATCTATATGGACCAGCATTATGATGCTACACAGCTGGACAGAAAATATAGAAGCACTAGTTAATAGAGATGAGGATAGTATAGATGTCATCAATTCTAGATTTAGTGAAATGAATGATAATACACTAGGGTTTGTCTATTTTCATTATATAACTAAACGTACAGATACTGAATTTTGGACAAATTTTACTAGAGATAATAAGATACCGGATTCATTAATACATTTGTTAGATGAATCTTCCAAAACGATTCCACAGTATAACAATTTTAAATCAATGGGCAAAGACTTTTCGGCTAAGAGTTTTTATGCTGTAGGAAATGGACAACATTTTTTTAATCCAGATCATGCTAAGAAGATTTTTAATGCATTAAATACTGGTAATAGAGCAGACGAATATAGAATGATAAAGCATCAATATTTAAAAAATATAAACTTAAATCTATCTACATTAATTGATCATCATGCGTTTATTCAATACTTAAAAAATAACTAACATGATCTTACTAGATGATATTATACCGCAAAGTTATCAAAATCACATAGAAGAAATTGCTATGCATCTGCCATTTTTTTGGCATAATAATACTTCCTACGATCTGTCTAGTCCTGCATATTCTCAGTTACTCGAGTTAGTAAAGTTTGATAAAAATATTATAGATAACGGTCAGTTTGTATGCTCAATATACGAAGATGATATGATCAATAATAACCAATACGGTATACTATTTCCAATAATTCATTTTTTTGCTGATGCGGCGGGCATAACAATTAATCAAGTAGTAAGAATACGTGTGAATATGCTGTTACAAGATAAGACATTTGAAGTTAATAACTATAATTTTCCGCACACTGACCCTAAAAATACACAATCATTTATATATTATGTAAATGATAGCGACGGTGATACTGTATTTTTTAACGAAAATGACATCGCTCAATTTCCTTCTAGTGTTTCAGTATTAGAAAAAGTATCTCCTAAAAAAGGTAGAGGTATCTTTTTTAATAGTTCACAATTTCATTCAAGCTGTAATCCTAAAAATACTCAAGCAAGATGTATTATAAACTTTAACTTTATTTAATATGCACGTAAAAAATATACTATCAAAAGAATATCACACAGCATTACTTGACATGGTAACAAGTTTAGACTTTCCCTGGTACTATCAACCTAATATTGCTTATAGTAAACTTAGACCAGGTGAATTAATAGACCCAATGTCTGTAGATAGTTTTGGACTTGTCCACACTGTGTGGGATGCAGAAAAAGGTAAAGTATCCGAAGTGTTAAAACTAATGGGGCCTGTCATAGACGGATTTACTGCACAGACTGGCATAACATGTAAAGATTTTATTCGTATCAAAATAAATTTGCAAACACCTATAGTTAACAATATACCAAATGGATATAACGGTGCCCATGTTGATAGATATACTCCGCATAAAACAATAATTTACTATATAGATGATAGTGACGGTGATACTTTTATTTTTAATGAAATATTTGATAACAACGACCCTTCTACCCATCCTCCCTTAGTATCACCTACAGTTAAAGAGCGTATTACTCCTGAGGCAAATAGCCTATACTATTTAGAAAATGGTTGCCAATATCATTCTAGTAGTAATCCTGTAAATACCGATAGACGCTATACAATAAATTTTAACTTCACATGATATCAAATATACAAACTACTGAATGGTTTACTAGTCCAATATGGAAAACATATTTAGACATAAATTCGGACGAAATAATTTCATATGTATACGATCTTAAAAGTCGTAATGCAGGTCGTAATAAATCTAATAGAGAAGGATGGCAATGTGAAGATTTAGAAGATGCTCCTCCTGCTCATAGCAAATTAATCCAGAAAATAGACCAGTGTCTAATTGAGGTTCACAAATATATGGGTTTAAAACTCAATATGCCATCTATGGTATGCCAATCGTGGTATAATGTAAATGGTCCTAAGAGCTATAATTTAAAGCACTTACATTGTAGGAGTTTGTTTAGTGGAGTGTTTTATTTAAAAGTACCCGACGGAGAAGTGGGCGATATTATGTTCTATAGAGATAACTTATTTTTAAGTTATTTACCTGACGATCTTGTTAGAGATTGGAATCAAATGACCAGTGGTGTTGCTAAGTATCCTCCGGAAAAAAATATGTTACTAATTTTTCCTTCTTGGTTAGAGCATAGTGTTACTCCAAATTATACACTAGAAGATCGTATATCTCTTAGCTTTAATACTAACACCAAATACAACAGTAATAATTAAAAATTTAAAATAATTCCTTGATTCGCACTTGTTCGTCCGTTTAAGACTTTACCTAAATTTTTAGTATTTTCATCTCTGCCGGTAAATCTTAGATAGTTGTTGGGATATGGTATCTTAAGTTCCTGCAATCTATGTATCAGTTGAGACTTAACTGATCTACCGTAAAATGCTTCTAAGTCTTGTCCCCAATTATGTCTAAGCAAGTAGTACTCAGCATAGGGCATCCAGGCGGCATATAACGCCACTCCTCCTCCACGCTCTATGATTACTTCCCAAATATCAACATCTTCTAGTTCCATGACTCGGTCATATGTCCAGTCTGGACTTGGAGGTAATATAATTTTATCCGAGTCCATCCAGTTGGGATTGTGTACTTCATCCCCAAAATCATTAAAAATGTTATGAGTAGATTTAAATTGTGGCATATCTATAATTTATGTGTTTCTATATCGTATAATAGCAATTCCTGGACCGCCTGGGCCTGAAACATCCGGTGAGTTGTGCAGTCCACCTCCACCGCCACCACCGGTATTTGTGCCGCCTGTGCCACCATTAACTCCTGGGCTACCACCCACGCCACCGCCGCCTTGGCCGCCTTGAGCACCTGATGTACCGTAACCGCCAACATTGCCAGGTACGTGTGTTCCACTACCGCCACCGCCTGCATAGTAGGTTACTGTTCCACTAATTTGACTAGCTAAACCAACACCACCGTTTCCGTTAGCACTGCCGTTGGCAACAGGCTTACCACTTGATCCAGCACCGCCACCACCGCCACCTGAGTGAACAGTTGTTGGACCTTGTGCCCAACTAAATCCGCCACCATGAGCACCTGACCCTCCAGGATGACCTTGCCCCATAACGCCATGACCACCGCCGTTGCTAAAATCGCCTAGACTAATATGATCGTAATTATTACCAGTTTGTGTACCTAGCAAAGGTCCTTGATGCCAAAAATTGTATGGGCTAGAGCCCTGGCCTGCGCCATAACTGGTTTGACTACTGCATCCGTTATTGTGTCCTTGAGAACCACCTGGGCCGTGTCCGCCAGGTCCGCCGCCACCTGAACCGCCGTCGCCGTGCGGTGATGGGCTTTCTCCTCTAGCATATGGTAGACCTCTACCGCCACCAACTGCTTGCATTCTTGTAAAACTTGGACTAACAATGCTCGTAGGACTTCCAGGTGCTGCCAGTGAATTATGACTGGGTTCTCCGCCACCACCGCTGCCTACGTTAATAGTATATGCGCCAGCATTTAGTTGTACCTGTGATTCGTAGAAATATCCACCAGCACCACCACCACCGCCAATACCAGCACCACCACCGCCACCACCTACTAGCAGGATTTCAACTGTGCCCGGATAATTCATTGTAAATGTAGTTGCGCCGACTGTGGTAAATGTGTGAATATTATAACCACCAACAGAGGTTACAGTTCCGCCGCCAGCTGAATTTGAGCCGTTGGTTAGTACCCATTTTGCGCCGTCATATATTTCATTTCTACCATAGTCAGTATTATAACGTATCATACCAGTTGCTGGTGTTCCGGGACGTTGTCCAGTAGTACCTACGGGTAACTGTACAAATCCAGTGTCGTTAATTGTTGTATTTTTTAAGGTTGCCATTTAAAATTATTTTCCAAAGTTAGTATCTGTATCTAACAACAACAATGCCAGGGCCGCCTGGACCAGAATATTCTGGTCCACCTGGATGGCTGCCGCCACCGCCGCCACCGCCTCTGTTGGTGCCGCCAGCTGTTGCTTGGAACGGACTACCTGACGGTGATGGTCTGCCACCTTGCCCAGTGCCGTCTGTTGCGCCGCCGAGACTTGGGCTATACGCATAGGCAGTATCGTGGCATCCGCCACCGCCGCCGGCGGCATATATTACTCCAGAGCCAGTTATTGAATTTGTTATCCCACTGCCGCCTCGCGCATCGATTCCGTTAGAAAATCTACTATAGCCTTTACCTCCAGCTCCTCCGCCAGCACCGCCGGCATGAGTTGCACCGCCAGGCGATGAACAGCCTGCATTTGGATAACCAGGTCCTGAACCGTGATGACCAAATCCACCAGGGTGCCCCTGTCCTAATGTTCCGTGACCGCCTGGATGTTGGCCAGGATAACTAGTATAGTCAGTTCCAGGCGATCCTTGACCGCCAGGTCCACCACCACCTGATCCACCTGCCATTCCAGGTACAGGGGTTCCGCTGCTGTATTGACCACCTTTACCGCCGCCAATTGCTACCATACTGCTTGATGTAGGATGTGCAAATGTGCTAGGCCCGCCCTGTGTACCTTCATCACTGTAGTGATGTAATCCGCCAGTTCCGCCAACCCCCACGTTAGTGTTATAGGTAACACCTGCTACAATAGGAAAATTTCCGTTGTATAGATAACCACCAGCACCACCACCGCCACCAATAGGAGCGCCACCACCGCCGCCTGCTACAACTAGTACTTCTGCTCTACCAGTATAAGGTGCTGTAAATGTGGAAGCTCCTGTGGCGGTAAATGTGTGTATTCTAAAACCCCCTGCGGTTGTTATTGATGCACCGCCAGTGGCTATTGTGCCAGTATTTGAACTAATTGAACCGTCAATAGACTGCCACGCACCGTTAACATACATTTCATTTTTATTTGTAGTAGTATTATATCTTACATCACCGTTAACAGGGCTTGCATCGCCGCCGGATACTCCGGTTGCTATTTGAACATATCCTGTATCGTTAATTGTTGTATTCTTTAACGTTGCCATTTTTATGTTGATCCTTTATATCTAACAACTACAATGCCCGGACCACCTGGGCCACCGCCTTGTGGTTCTGGACTGTAAGGACCGCCACCGCCACCGCCACCTAGATTGGTTCCGCCTGCTTGACCATTTTGTCCAGGTAGTGAGTTTCCGTTACTGCCTCGACCTGCTAGAGCAGCAACACCGTGACTTGGGTTGTGATAACCACCAGCGCCACCACCACCTCTATATACCGCAGTTCCAGTAATGCTACTGACCATGCCTTCGCCGCCACGACCTTGAGCATATCTATTAAATCTATTATATCCTTGTGTACCAGCGCCACCACCACCGCCGCCACCATAATGTGTTCCTGTCGGAGTTCCGTTATAGTGTACACCAAATCCGCCTGGATGTCCTTGTCCTGCTATTCCAGTACCGCCATTGTGATAAGTTTCAGGGCCGCCGTTCCATCCTGGGCCGCCACCTCCTGACCCGCCGGCTGCGCCTGGTTGTCCGCCTGGGGGGTAATGAGCGCCCTTGCCACCGCCTGTGGCATTTATACCGCTAGGCCCGTTAAACCAACTAGGGTTTCCAGAAGTAGCATCATTAGCACTATGGCTTGAGCAACCGTTTCCGCCAGTTCCAATATTTACAGGATAAGTTGTTCCTGCTGTTACTGGAACTCCAGTTATGTTGATGTACCCACCTGCGCCGCCGCCGCCACTAATGCTGTGTCCCCCACCTCCACCACCAATTACCAAAACTTCAACAACACCGGTAAATCCAGGAACAAATGTATCTGTTCCGCTGGTATATGTGTGTATTCGATATCCGCCTAGAGTCGATATTGATCCGCCTGTGCTAGTTGTTCCTGGAACGGCAGATTCAATTACTGTAACCCATGTAGTTCCGTTATAAAATTCATTGGCTAATAAGTCAGTATTGTAGCGCATCATGCCGGCTGTTGGGCTACCGGGTCTAGCAAGAGTATTTCCGCTAGGAAGCCTAACAAACCCGGTATCACTAACAGTAGTACTTTTTAGTGTTGCCATTTATTTTTTACCTTTAAGTTCATTAATCTCTGTTTGCAATGACTTAATACACTCAATTAGATAAGCACTTACTTTTGTGTAATGGATTCCGTAAGGTTTGCCGTTTTCGTCTAGTGCAACTAACTCTGGAGCATGTTTGTAAACGTGTTCAGCAATTAATCCAGCTTCGTGTTTTTTAGTATCTTTACGATCATATGTTACACCAGTTAGTTTTAATATTGCATCTAATGCTCCTGTAATAGGATTGACATTTTCTTTAAATGCAATACTTGATGTTTCAACTAGACCTACTGTGTATATTGTACCGCTAACACCGAGTCCGCCTGTAAGTACCACGGTATGCGTTGCATCAGTAGCTGTAGTACCTTGACCGTTACGTGTAAATGTTGTTGCACCACTTGATGCTAGTGTAGTAAATGATCCAGCAGCCTGTGTACTTACACCAATACTTGTATTATTGATAGTACCAGCTACTGTTGTTGGACTAATAGTTAAACCACCTGTTGGACTAATGGTAACTAGTGCGGCAGGACTTAATGTAACTGTGCTGTTTGCGCCTAATGTTGTAAACAATCCCGTACCACGTGTTGTTGCACCAATGCTTGAAAAGTTGCCAGCGGCTGCGGTAGTTACACCAACAGTCACGTTATCCATTGATCCTGGTGTGCTGTTAGCAGTCGGACTTGATATGATTACTTGTCCTGCGGCTCCAGTAGGGCTAATAGTCACTGTTGCACCACTTGGACTAAATGTAGTTGTGCTACTTGCTGTTAGTGTAGTGAATGCTCCAGGGCCACCACCACCTCCACCTACGCTACACCAATTTGTACCATCTGAATAAAAATATCCAGATGTAAGTGTAACCATTGCATAGCTATTACTGTTATTTGTGGCAGCGCCTACAATACTACTTCCAGCACTAGCTGATGTGCTTAATGTTATAGATCCAGAAGTGGCATTATACAATGCAAGTGTTTGCCCTGGAAATTGAACTGGATTAGGAAGTTGTACAGTATATGGAGCAGTACCGGTAAATTCAGTTAATACTCCTTGCAGAGGTGAACTTAGTGTAACGGCTCCCGAAATTATATTAACTTGAATTGGGGTATTGTAACGTGCCATATTATTATCTCTCTTTTATATTATACTGTTGATGTTTCAATGCCGTAAATATTAACGTTCACGGTAGCTGATGAAGCATATGCAGTAATGTATTTTGCACCAGTTGAACTACTTATCACTAGTCCTGTTCTCTCAAACGTTCCTTTTGGCGGAACTACTGTATCGTATTCAACAGCTTCGCTGTTAACTAAAGACCCAGTTGGCGAGCCAGCAGTTCCTAAACTAGTACCTAAGTACAAACGAATAGTTGCCGCTGTGGTGCCGGTGTTTGTAAAACTAACGTTACATACAGTGTATGTAGTGTTTGGTGTTACGTAAACTGTAGTAGCAGTTGTTGCTCCTAATGTACCTGTGTATAAAATTCCTGTTGCCATTTTGTTTTCTCCAAATTTTTATGTTTATCTCTGACCAAAGAATGCAAGAGCAACTGGTGCTCCGTCAATTCCGCCTGCGAATGTCATCTTACTAGTTACCAAGATTTGTGCATTGTTAGTATTACTTATCGTATTTCCAGCAATGTATATCTGTCCTGATGTGATAGTATTTACGTTCAATGAGCTTTGTCCACCACCAATTTGCGCCGTAATAAACGCTTTAATAGCTTTCTGTGTAGGTACTACACCGTCACTATTAGCAGTAAAGTACGGATCAGTTGAGAACTGGTAAATTGTAGCAGAACCAACGCCTAAACTAACTGAACCAAGTGTCAAACTCTGTAGTCCTGACAAGTTAAACGCACTAGCGTTCAATGTAGCAGTACCAGTTGACTGTTGAACTCCAAACAAGTTACCAACGTTAAAGTTACCGTCTTGGTCAGTACTTGTAAAGAATACTCGTCCTCCGCCAACAAACAACTGCTGGTTAGCCGATACTGCTCGAGTAGCATCAACATATGGATAGTTAGTTGCACTAAATCCGCCTGTGCCAATGTACAAGAAGTCATGTCCAGTTAAACGAACGTTACTATATGACAAGTTAGTTGTGATCAAATCGTTATGAGCAGGTGCTAGTAATGTTGACAAACTTGGATTAATCTGGAATGTAGCAGAGTAGTTACCTGCAATTCCTAACACGTTTGTAACAGCAACCAGTTTATACCAACGATTTGTTCCAGTAATACTACTAAACACTACGTTACAGCCCGGTGTCGGTATTTGATACAGACCAGTTACGTTAACATACGATCCCACTTGATACAAATCAGCATAGCCGTCGCCTGAGTAACTTGCAGTGCCCGTTGTATTAGCAGTACCACGATGTCCAAAACTTGGATTACCTAATGCGCCATTACCAATACGTCCTACTACAGGTGCTGTGTTGACCTTGTTTGGATCTGTTTGTGTAATAATTGGGCTTGCAAAGTATGTCATACTAGTTGGAGTTGATGCAGTTAATGCAAATATACTTCCGCCTGATGTAGTAGATATTTGTATTGTACCAGCTAGTCCAGATGTCGAAGTAGGCGTACCCTTAACAAAATAATATGTACCTGCAACAATATTTCCAGAACTTGTACTAAACACAATCGGTTGATTTGCTGTCAAGTTAGTAATATTATCGAGTGTGATAGTACCTGTACTTGTTGTACTTGTTGCTGTAACTATGCCACGTGGGTAACCGCTACCTGGTTCAATCATTCTAACTTCACTAATCTGATTGTTAACTACTCGAGCACGAGCTTGCGAAGTTGCGCCAGTTCGAATTCTAGTAGCAATTTTACCACTTGTATTAGATACACTTACCCAAGTCGGTACTTGACCTAATGTTGTGTCTTTAGGATTACCAAATGTTAGGCCTTGCCAGTTACTTGAACTAGGCATACCTGTTGCATAGTAAGTCCAGTTTACACCGTCTGGGCTAGTTGCTACAGCCTGTGTCTTAGATATAGCTACAAACAATCCCTGTCCGTATCTAATTCTACTCCATGTTGTTACTCCGCTTGCAAATAATGGGTTATTTAATGTTGTGGTCCATGTATTGTTTGCCGCGTTTGATGGAGTAGTTGTCCAAGCATTTGACTGCCAGTTAGTTGTGTAACATACTGTGCCGTCGCTAGCCAATGCTACAAATCTACCATTGCCGTAGGCAATGCTTGCCCATGTTTTGCTTGGTAATGTAGCGCCAGCATACCATTTTGTTGGATCTGCGGCAGTAAATGAACTTACAGTTCCACCAATTGCACAGAATACTCCGGCACCGTATGCAATATGTCCATACCCAGATGAGTTTGTAGTAACATAACTTGACTGGTCTGACCATGAGGTAGATCCTATAGTGCCTGCACCGCTTGGTGCAAATGATACTGCTACTCCTGAGCTTGTTCCGCCCACTGCAATATATAAATTGTTACCATATGCTAGTGAGTTAAGATTAGTTTTACCAGTAGTGCCAGAAGTTGCTGACCATGTAGTTCCTTGATCAGTACTGTATGCTGCCGATGCAGTTGCTTGACTAATAGCTACAAATGCCGCATTAGTATCTGTTACAGTTACTACAGGATTAGATGTATATCCATAGCCAGTCTGTGATATTGTATAACTTATTATACCATAACCTGCAAAGTTTGTATTTGTATTTGCAGTAGCTACTGCAAGTGATCCAACATAAGTTAATCCAACACCGTATGTTCCACTAGCTCCAATGCCTGTTGCTGTGCGTTTAGTAGCATCGCCATAAACTGAATTAGTAAATGTTGGCTTAGTAGAGCTAAAGTTTCCGCTAGAGCTTGCTAGATAATAATTAGTCATGTTAGGTGATACTGTTGTATCAACTGCTGAGTAATAAGAACCACTTGTTGCCGCGCCACCTGAACTCCATCCTGTTGCAGTTACCGGAGCCGCAACAACTACTGACGGTGCAGAATAATATCCTGATCCCCATGTTGTAGAAGTAATACTTGATAAACTGCCTGTTACCGCAGTAACCGTTGGACTAGCATACAAACTACCAGTAATAATCATGTCTACTGCTTGAATAGAACCATTTAGTACACGGGCCGTTGCTGTTGCACCTGCACCAGATGCGTCTGTAATAACAATAGTTGGAGGAGTTAGATAGTTATAACCGCCGTTTACTACTGTAATGCTAACAATCTGTCCTGCGGTGTTTCCAGTTCCAATAACTGCTTGTAGTATAGCACCGGATCCACCGACACCACCAACTACTGCTGTAGCTGTTGCATTTTGGCCTCCACCGTAAACAATAGCACCCCACTTGGAACTTGCATCTGTTGGTAATGCGCCGCCGGCGGCCCACGTTGTACCATCAGTTGTAGTAGCTGTACTTGCAACACCTGTTGCATCTGAAATAGCAACAAACTTACCTTGACCGTATGCTACGTTTGACCATGTAGTACTAACAGCCGCAGTCATTGTGATACTTTGACTTGCAAATCCAGGAGCAGAGTATGACAATGCTGGTTCAATTGTATATGCTGATGTAGCATCTAGTAATGGTTGAATTGTATTTCCAGGGACAACATGATCCCAACCTGCTTCGTATACAGGAACTGCTATAGTACCAGTTAATGCGGTACTTGCTAAGTTTTGACTTACACTCACTGTCCAAGTTGACCCGTTACCGCTACCACTTTGATTAGCAACAATATATGTATTAGGTAATACCGATCCGCCAGTTAATAACATACCTGGATAAATTACGCCAGATGTTAGTGTACCAACTGTTAGGGTATAACCAACAATAATCGATGCCGCTGTTACTGCCGGTGTTGCACTAGTTGCTGTCAGTGTAATACCAGTTCCGGCTGATGCATTAGACGCCGATGTACAAAGTTTAAATGTAGTGCCGTTTACTACGTTTACAAAGTAAACAGTTGGCGACCATACTGCGGTAGTTCCTGATCCAAATATACTTAATCCGCCAATTGCGGCACCTGTATAGATTGGTTGGCCTGTATACATAGTTCCAGTACTAGCTACCGTGAATACAGTTGTTGAGTTTGACGTGATGGTCAACGTTGCAAAACTTGGACGAACAATGTTTGCAAATTTGTTACTTTGACTATATCCAATAATATTTGCATATTGTCCAACACCTGTACCGCCAGTTAGTTGAATTCTCATACCAACGTAAGCTGAACTTAGTTGAATATCACTGTTGGCAATAGTTATACTTCCAACAGCACCAGTTTGTGCTACGTTACTTGCTGTTAAGTAGTTACTGCCGCCAATACCTTGGCCGTTGTTTAAGTCAACTAATCGTGTTTCAAATACTGATGCGTCACGGAATTCGTCTCCAATAGTTACAATATTATATCCTGCACCGTTAACACTAGGAATTGCATTAGTGTATGCACTACCTGCATTTTCAAATTCTAAACGTAGAATCTTATCTGTACCGTCAGTTACAACGTTTGTAATATATGCAGAACTAGCACGGTTATTCAATCTACCATAGATTGGCGCTTCATAACTGTCAATACCTTCAGCAATAACCCCATATGTACCATACGAGCTGTTACCGTTAGTAGCACGGATACGTCCACCGTATTCTGCCATGTAACCTGCATATGAGTAGTATGCGAATACAGAAACAAGTTCTGTTAATGCACCACTACCAGTACACCAAACACCAAAACCATCACTGATAATAGTTGTGTAGTCGTTTGCAACAATAGACTTGTTACCACCACTGTGCAGGGCCGCATCGATCTTCATACCTGAACAACCAGAACCAAATAAGGTTAAGTTTTGTGTGTATGGTGAACGACTAGCGATCCATGCGTTAGCATCGTTTGGTCCAAATCCAGCATCAAGACTTGAGTACGAGCCGGCTGTTGGACGTTTAGTTCCTAATGCATTAGGCAATGTCATAGTACCGGTTAACCCGTTTAATGTCATATTTCTTAAACCAGTACCGTTACGTAGATGGAACAAATCAGTTACTGTTGCTCCGTTTACTGCTGACAAATAAATTCTTACCGCTCTTGTTGATTTATAGTTACCAGTTAGACCTAAATCATAAATTAAACCATCAAGATATTGATTAGCATCACGAATACACTTAGTTTGGCTCATGTAATAACTTACGTTCATTTGTCCAGTGCTGCCTGTTAGTGTCTTGGTAGTCTGTGTACCTGTTCCAGGGGCAGTTATAGTAAGAGTAAATGTTGACGTAGTTGGGGTAGTTAGTACCCAATATACTGTTCCGGCTACTATACTGTTATCAAATATAGCTTGTTGAATAGTACCAGTTGATGACCCCGATGCAGTTCCGGCAGCAAACGCTAAACCACCTTGTGATGTAGATACAGTAATAGTTGTACTAACGGCAGTTAAAATATAATATTTGACACCTGCTTGTAGATTTCCTAAATTAGTACTAAATGTAATGGCAGTATTTGCAACTACACCAGCTGTTGAGTTAACTGTAATATTATTACCTGATACTGCGGTAGCTGTTATAGTAGTAGTAGACGGTGCTACTGAGAACATTACCGGATCATTAACTGTTAAGTTATGTGCCCCGGAGCAAGTAATTGTACCATTATTTGCTGTAGTCGTTACAGTACCAGTAAACTGAGATAGAACATAAGCAACCATTTCGTTGGCTAAGAACGCTTTATTAGCTCGGATAATTTCAGCGCCTTGTATAGTAGATAGTGTATTATTATAACCACTAACTGAACCATATGTTCCAAAAGCATTGTTCCAAGGTTGGACTGTACCGTTGGTGTTTTTATCGCAGATACCTTGATTGATTGGCATGCCTGCTGTGGCTGTTGCTGATAATCCTGTTAGAGTATTAGTAATTGTAAGTGCTGTGCCACTCTTATAAGTAGCTGTAACTGTAATACTTGTGCCAGCCGCTGGATATGTTCCAGCAGTTACAGAGTTGATCCAATAGATATTACCTGGTGTTATACCGCCAGCCGCATCAAATGTTGCTGTTAGTGTCAATCCAGAAGCATTAGTCAATGTAATAGCTGACCCGCCAAACGTTGCGGCAATAGTAATTGTACTACTTACGATTGATTGAACATAGTAACGTTGATTAGCTACAATACTAGATGCTGTTCCGCTAGCTTGTGGCGTAAATCCTGTAAACCAAACACGTTGTCCTACAGCAACACCAGTAACACTTGATAATGTAATTGCATTACTTGTAATAGCCGTTGCTGTAGTTGTAATATTTGCTGGTAACCCAGTGAAAGTAATCGGCATATTAACATACATGCCTGCATTAGTTGCAACAGTGATTAAATTTGTACTTGTAGTTACACCGCTTACTGGAATAGTTACACCGCTTGCTGTAATAGCTGTTGTTAGTCCAAGACCACCATAGATACCGTAAACAACTGCGGTCATTGCTCCAGTAGCAGTGGCGCTAATAGTGAATACTGATCCAAGATATGTTTGACTAACTGTAAACTGTGTTGAACTTAGTACTTGTTTAATATAATAAGTTCCAGCTGTTAAGTTTCCAATAGCAGTTCCTGTAAGTGTAATAGTTAATCCAGGTACATATCCACTGGTAGTTCCTGCTGTAAGAACGTTAGTGTATGAATTTCCATTTAAAGTTACGCTAGTGGTTACACCAATAATATTTGTTGTAGTTGAGGCAGCTGATTGATTATAGTTTAACAACCAATTTTGCGGACTGGCTGTTATTGTAATCCCTGTAATAGGACTTCCGCTTGAACCACCGGTAGTAGTTGTTATTGCAGAACCACCTTGTGTAGCCGACAACTGGAAAGAAGTAGATGTTGGAGTACCAATAACATAATAAGTTGTACCGGATGCATAAGTTGGGCTAGTAATACTTCCAGCTGAGAATGTTCCGCTAATAGTAACTTGTTGTCCTACTACTAATGCATTTGATAATGCCGATGCTAGTTTAAATGTACCGGTAGTATTATCAAGATATGCTCCTGTAATACTAGTTGTGGCTCCTGAAACAATGGTAGTTCCGGTAGCAATACCAGTTCCTGCTAGTTGCATTCCTACAGCAATAGTGCCAGATATTGAACTAGTAACAACTAATTGTGTACCTGTAATAGTACCGTTAAACGTTGCTGTTGTTGTAGGTTGTCCGTAGATCTGTGCAACCATCTCGTCAATAACTGTTGCAGTTTGAGCTACTGCGCCGTTTGCCGCTAGTAGTTTTACACGCTCACCAATAAATCCAAGAGCTCCGTATGTCGAGTCAGCTAAAGTATTCTGTAGATTGACAACTGACGGAACTAGTCTGTTAAATGCACGGCCACATGTAATACTGTTAAAATTTGTATTAAACAGTACGTCATATGCTAATGCCGAAGTAACATAGCCGGCATCACGATTTGTCAATGTCAAAATAGGACTTTCATTTTGATAAAATCTTGTTACCCATGATTGAGCATCATTTGCAACTTCACTTGCACGAGCTTGGATAGCTGTGTAAGATGCCTTATTTGCTGTTGTAGCTAACGCATATGATCCCGACACCGCTGGAGTAATAACTAGTGTAGATCCAGTTGCTGTAGCTGTTTGACTTATACTTACAGTCCAAAGCAAGTTAGAACCTGCTGTAATATAAGTACCTGCGGCAACTGTACCACCTGTTACAATTTGTCCAATTTTAACAGTACCTGTTACAGAGCTTACTGTTAGTGTTGTTCCACTGATAGATCCAGTAAATGTTGCGGCTGATGTATCAGGTATGCCGTTGTTAATCCAATAAACAATATCAGCAATACGAGCCTGTGCAAATGCTGCCGCGGCTGCTGATCCTGCTGTGCCTGTTGTATATTGTGTAGTTGTGTTTCCTGTGCTACGTGTAACTGATGTCTTCTGAACAATTTGGCCAAGGATTGTTGATAGTCTGCTTAATGATTCTATTACGCCAATTAGATATGGAGCAACTAACTGAGCAGTATTCAAACTATAATATGAGCTTCCAATAATCAGTGACTGATTGTTGCAACCATAAGTCATGTCATAACAAACTGCATCTAAAATATAAGTTAAGTCACGTAATGTTTCTGCTTGATAAGTTCCGCTATATGAACTCCACTGTTGTGAGCCAGTTAAAACTCCATCTGTGTTTAAAAAACTTACAATCTCATCTTTGATAAACTGATAGTTATTTTGAATTAAAGTTAAGCCGTCGCCGTAGTTAGCTAGATATGATGAGTTATATCCAGTAACAGTTGGCATACTAATTGCTGGTTGATGTAGTAATCCGTTAGGATAGTTTGCATTTGTTGGGCCAGTAATTACACCGCCACCTGCAAACATATCTTGAATAGTTCTAGCATTGGATACAACAAGATTAACCGCTGATGTATTGCCGGCATCGCCTGCCGGCAATACGGTTACTTGTGTTTGTGTATTTGGTGCTATTGTTCCTGTAGTTGTTGGGGTTACTGTGCTATTGGCTACTAGATTAGACAATACCGATTGAACACGTTGTAACGCCGTTGCTGTTTTAGGTCGATCGTTAATTAGATTTACTTGTGCTCCGGCTACTTGAACAATAGTACTACGTAGTTCGTCACCAACTACCGCAGTATCGATTGGAATTACAATAGGACCGTACTCGTTGTATGTGCCAGTTTTTAAATAGATTGTTGTATGTGGACGAATTTCTTGGGGAATATTTCCATAAGTTCCTGCTGTTATTGCCCCTGTTATAATGCCTAGTAGTCCTTGTGCAGTTGTTAAGGCAGTGCTTTCAATTAAGCTAGTTGCAACAGTAGTAGTATTTTGAATAGCCGATGTACTTACGCTATTTAATGTTTGATAATTATTAGCAGGAGCACTATTAGATAATACAGCCGGAAACAATGTATTTTTTAAGTATATTAAACTTCCTGCAAATACTGGCGCTTGTTGTGTAGTTCCGGTACTAGTAAAACTTGTTAATGTTTTAAAATATGCTTTAGTAGCAGTTTCACTATACAAGTTGCCGCCGTGAGTTAAGTCAAATATAGTACCGTCAATCACTGTTCCTGTGTCACGTTCTGCTTTGCTTTGTATATAATTAAAAGCGGCAGTTGATGCTGTTGCGCTACTAGGAGTGATTGCTAAAGTTTGCCCGCTTTGATATGCAGTGCTAACTGTAAATGTGGTAGTAGTTGGGATAGTGTTTACATAGTAAACAGTGCCTACAGTTACGCCGCCTGTGGCTGCTGAAAAAGTAATAGGCATGCCGTAGTACATGTTAGCAGTAGTTACTTGACTTGTGGTGCTTGAACCGCCAACTGCAAATGTGTTTCCGCTTGAGCTAGTACCTGTAACGTTAAATGAATAGTTAACTTGAATAAAATTGTTAACTTCTTTCATCATAAATTGTTTATTAACTTTTAATGCAAGTCCTGCGTTGGCATTTAAATATCCTTCTTCGATTTGTCGGCAGGCATATAATAAGCTAGCCCAAGGTTTATCTAAAGTCAAACCTTGGCCGTTTCCTGAAGAATCAACGCCTGTTGGTGCCACGTATACTACATTTTGAAGCTCGCCATAATATTTCCAAGCCGGTTTATCACCGTTAACACGTAGTACTTGTCCGTCTGTACCGATTGGCAAACGTAATGGACCGTTAGCTCCATAATATACCATATCGCCTTGAGTAGTTAGCGCACCGCTGTCGGCGCCGCTTGCTAAAGTATTCCAATATGTTCCGGTATCAGTAATAGGGTCGTTAACGCCAGTAGAACCAATATGAGCACTGATACAGATAAAACTACTGTTACCGTAGTATACTGCATCTCCTATTACATAAGTAATACCAGTTTTCCAAGTTGCCGCGTAACCTGTAGATACTGTAACAGTTGCAATTGGGCCAGTAGCGCCACCGCCGGTAATAGTTGCTACTTTAACTACTAGATCATTCCCAGGACTTGCTCCGCCAAGAGCACTGCCTAAAATCTTTAATGTATCGTTAACTGCATATGCATTACCTGCGGCATTACCAATAACTGCTGAATAAGAAGTACCTGTTCTTGTTACTGTAAAAGTTGGGTTTCCTGTACCAGAGCTTGATACATTAGAACTTGCAACGTTTGTATAATTAGTATTTGGTGCTGAGTTCCAACGAATTCCAGAACTTAATTGTCCCCAATCTGAGCTAGGTGGGGTTGAGGCTGAGTTATCTGCTTTTGCTACATAGGTATAAGCACCTCGTGTTACAACACTACCAATTTTGTAACTAGTAGCAGTATCCCACTCTCCTGAATACACTAGTCCAGATGTAAATACTTTCCAGTATGTAGCTTGTGTACTTGGAGTCTTTGGACTGCTTGCTCCGCTGTTTTGTATTGCTGTATATGTATAGCCACCGTACGTTACTATATCACCTATTTGATATTCTGTACTAGCTGACCAAGATCCTTCAAATGTAAATCCGTTAACGAATGTTGCAAAGTTTCCGGTATCAATACTTGTACCAGCTGAGGTATGGTATGCTGTACAAATCCATAAATCAGGACCAAATTTAACTACGTCATTTAATTTATAACGTACACTACTACCACTCCAATAACCTAAATAGGCAATACTTTGATTGAAAATGTCCCATTTGCCAATATCATTTTCTAGACCGCTTGCGGCTGTTGATGCAGAAGTGTGTTGCGTATTACATACGTAAGTGCTTCCACCATAATAGACCAAATCACGAACTTTATATCGCGTACTTGTAGTCCATACTCCGAGCCATTTAAATCCTGCAGAGAACTGATCCCACTTGCTTTGATCATCTTCTAAATATGTTTGGCTTGTGTGTGCTGTTTTACAAATATAAACAGTTGCTCCCCAGATGACAATATCGCCTAAATTATAATAGGTAGCTCCTACCCAATTGTTGCGCCACGTAGAGCCGTCAGCAATCAAATTCCAGCGTGGTGCTACATTAGCTAAGTCGGTAGCAAACCCGGCTGTTGTATTTGTCGAAGTGTGACTTATTACACAAATATATGTCTTGCCGCCGTTAGTAACAACGTCGTCGACACTATAACTGTGATTTTGTGTCCAAGTACCTTGGTATACAAACTTAATTCTACCTAATTTAAATTCTGCCATTTTATATCATCCTCTGATAGTATTTATCTTTGTTGTATTTCTTATGCTTATGATCGGCAATTACGATCTTCTTCTCATAAACATATCTAATGCTGCCATACCGCCATCTACGCCTTTGCCGGTGATATACACCTTATTTTGCATTTTGATAGCCGAGCCAATTGCTCCGTTAGCCACCGTTGATTTGATAAAGTTTGGTCCACCCACACTTACTGTACCTGCAATAAAGTTACCGGTATAGGTATTTGCACCACCTTGACTTAAACGTCCTGTTAAATAAGATTTAACTGCTCGTTGTGTTGGCACTATTGCATCTGAGTTGGCAGCAAATGTTGAGTCTGTACTAAATTGAGTAATAACTACACTTGAGCTACCGACTGCAATTCCTCCCAAACTCAATGTTTGTAGACCAGTTAGTCCAAACTGTGTTGCACTCAATGTAACTGTTCCAGTAGCCTGTTGTACTCCGAACAATCCGCCTACGCTGAAGTTACCATTTTCGTCAGTACTTGAGTAGAAAATGTGTCCTTGATTAGTCTCAACTGCCTGTTGATTTATTTTAGCTGTTGTAATATCAGTGTACGGATAATTTGCAGTCTGTCTATTGCCTGTGCCTACTAATAAAAAGTCATGGTTTGTAACGCGACACTGGCTATATAACTGGCGTAGCTGAATAGGAGTATTATGTGCAGGACTCTTAGCAGTTGTCATCTCAGGCGATATTTGTATTGTTGCTTCAATAAATGGTGCAACAGTTCCAAACACCGCAGTTGCGTTTGTTATTTTATAAACTTGAGTGTTTCCGTCTATAGATAAGTTACTTCCAACTAACGGAACTGACGCTAGATTTTTAACAATTAAATTTAATCCTATCTGGTATGTATCTGCATAACCGTTACCAGTAATAGTTACCACTGTGGAAGTTGTACTATACCCTGTTCCTCTATTAATAAATGTTGGATTTGCTAGGGTTCCGTTGCCAATACGCGGCGTTAACGTTGCTGTAACTGAAACGTTATAGTCTATAAGACTTACTGTAGGTACAGATGTATAGTTTGATCCAGTTTCCCATAATGTTACCGAAGTAATAACTCCAGAATTAACAGTTGCTCTACCCTGTGGTCTTGCGCCTTCGTTGATTGCTGTTGCATTACCTGAAGAATTTCCATCTCCAGTTAATGTTGCAAACACTCCAATGTTATTGCTATTAAATCCAAACTTCATTGCACTAATACTGCCGTAAGTTAGTGTTCGGCTGGTCCAGTAGATACCGTGTTCGCTTACCCATGAGGCTGTACTTCCTGAATTTACAGTTACAAATGTGCCTTGGCCATAACTTATCATAGTAGCCGACATAGTAGTTGACGATTGACCCCAATTAACTCCATCAAAGCTATATGCTGAATATAATCCTGTTCCAGATTGTATTGCTATAAACTTGTTATTACCAAACGCTACGTCAGTATATGCTGGTGTTCCTACTGCAAATGTTAATCCGGTAGTTGTTCCAGATCCTGTTGATATCGGATTTGTTCCGGCAATTGCGTGTGCGTATGAATCTGATAACACAAATGTTGTTTTACCGTTAGTTGTACTGATATAATATGTACCGTTAGTAATAGTACTATCGCCAGTATTATTACCGGATACTGTCACACTCTGTCCTACTACTAATTGTATAGCTGTAGAAGTACAAGTAAATGATCCTCCTCCTCCAGTAATTTGAACTCCTGAAAGTATAGTGCTACTAGTAGGCAATGTAGACGAATTCCAAGTTATACCATCAGGACTCCATGATGTTTGTCCAACACTGTTTACAGCAACAAATAATCCAGAACCGTAAGTTAAGCCAACCCAAGAGCCGATAGTACTAGTAATTGCAGTACTACCGTTAACATTATCTAAATGCATTAATAACATAGTATTTGCATCTGATGTAAATGCTGATGATGTCGGTGTGAATGTTGTTGTATATTTACTTACTCCACGACTAATTCTTACTTCGTCAATATACCCAGTTGTGTATGCACTTCCGCTGATTGCATTGACTCCTATTGCAACTGGACGTGCGGCATAAACGTTTGCGTCAGTGTATGTAGTGCTTTGGACAGTTCCGTTAACAAACAATCTGGTAGTTCCGCTTGCTCGAGATACAGCAATGTGTGTCCATGTGTTGGCAGTTACTAGTGTAGCAGATGTGATACGAGCAGTGCCCAATATATACAATCTAACAGCACCTGTTGCTTGCACATCAATTAAAATTGCGGCTTCATTACCAGCTGTTCTTTGATCTATTATTGTTTGTGTTCCGCCAATACTATTCAAACGAATAAAACATTCAATAGTAAAATCTTCTTTATTATAAGCAAAGCGATCATCACTTGCTACAGTAACATAACTTGAACCGTCTAAAGATAAACTAGAAATACCAAATTTGCTTTGTGCAGTACTTAATATCGGAGTACCGGTTAATGTAATTGCAGTACTACTTGACAAGCTAGTTGCAGTCCATGTCCTACCTTGATTAACTGAGTATGCCGCACGAGTATTATCACTGCTGATTGCTACAAATGTGCCGTTACCATAGATTATTTTACTCCATGTAGATACTGACGGCAATGCCACAGTTCTCCATCCTAGGCCGTTTGAATTAGAGTATGCGGCTAACGAACTTTGTCCAACGCCAGCACCTAATGCTACCCAATATTTGTTTCCAAATGTGACATCGGCCCAAGTTTGTACACTACTAGGTAATACAATTGCGGTCCAGTTGGTGCCGTCTGTTGATCTTGCTCCCACTGTGCCTGTTGTTGGAATTGCTATAAAATAATTGTTGCCGTAGGCAATTCTGTTGAATGATGCTCCGCCGGTTAATGGTGTGGTCACGGTGCCTGATGTTTGAGTATATCCGGGCAATGCAAATACCATTCTAGGCTCGATAAAATATGCACTAGTAGAGTCAAGGAATGTTGAGACAGCAGTTCCTGGAGTAATATTATCCCAACCACTGGCTACCATCTGCATATTTCCCACGCCAGTTGCTAGCGTTATAGGAGTACCGGCTTTACTAGTACTAATAGTTAACTGAGGATTAGATCCAGGAGTTAACGATGTTATGTAGTATATAGTATATGAATTTAATCCGCCAAACAAACTTGTTGAGAATGTTCCATTCATTGTACTAATGTTTCCAACACTATTTGTAACAACTACTCGAGTTCCAGTACTGTTTATAGTCATTGAACCTGTTCCACCACCTAATGCTAATCGTGTAGGGCATGTTCTTGCTTGTATTAATCCTGTTCGATTAGTTAAAATAAATGTGTTTGTTTTATCTGCACTTATGGTGATTGCTTTTGTTAAGGTATTAATTGTCTGAATATAGTATACGGTCTCAGGTGCAATATTACCAAATGTTTTGCCTGTAGCAATTCCGCCAAATATAATTGGATTTCCTACAACAAAGTCTGTTACACTATCCATAGTGATCAAATTTGTACCAAATTCTGTATTAGTTGCTGTAGTTCTAATAATTCGATCTGCAATGTTAAAGTTATTGGCATCGATAATTTTACTAATATAGTAAGTTGTTCCTTGTGTAATAGCCGCATCAAATATTGTTCCGCTAAACACAATCGGATTCATTGGCACTAAGCTAGCAGTAGTGGCAGCAACAGTACTAACCGGATCTGTAGATGTAGATGTTGTTGTCAGTGTTACTTTATTTGTAGATACTGTAAAACTATTTCCATCAATAATTTCATTGATATAATAATTTGTACCTAATACTAGGCCGCCCAATGCTACTCCGGTAAATTGGATAGAAATATTTGGTACCATATTTTGAGTAGGCGCTTTTATATAACCAGAGTATCTTGGATAAGTCATTGTCATTGTGCCACTATCTACAGTGGATAGTTCTATTGGATTACCGGATAATGTAGTTGATATCTGAATTAAATTCTGCGCATAATCAATAGTAACAATATAATACTGATACCCGGGGGTAATGTTAAAAGCAGATCCAGCAAAAGTAACTTGCATGTTTATTTCTAAACTTGCAGTCGGTACGGCAATAGTATTAACAGTACCTCCAACTGTGGCTGTAGCAACTACAGTATCAATAGATGTTGCGGTTGCCGTTGTTGTGTAATAAGTTGGGATAAACTGCACTGCTTGGTTAACATACCAAGTACTTACATCAGTTCCTCCGGCTAATGTTAATAAATTGTTTGCTGGAGTTAGGCTATTAATCGTTGTTATTACTGTTAATGGGTCAACAGTCTCTTTTACTACTAATGCAGTTTTACTAGTAATACCATTAGAATCTACTCCAGATCCAATATTATAGTATGAAATAAATCCGTATTGTCCTGCACCAGTGCCGCTGCCAACAAACACACGCATGCCAAGGTAATTATATAAACCTTGATCTGTAGATGATAATTTGATAGAGTAAGCGCCGCCGTCCTGTGCTGTATTTGAACTAGTAGCATATCCCGCGCCGCCTGTATAGCCATTGTTGTCTGTGGTAATCCTAGCATTAAATACTGACTGGCTACGCAATTCGTCGCCGGATAATACTGCACCTGCACCTGCACCAACTACTTCGTAGTTTGCATATTGTGTAAATCTATTAGTTGTTGTGTCAAGATAAAAACTTGGAACATAGTCTGCGTTAGATATTTCTAATTGGCTTCCGTAAATAATTGAATATGTATTTGCAATTGGAGCATTTGCTCCTTGCGGGAAGAATTTATAAGTTAATGTATTATTAACCCCAGTAGAGTCATTTACAGACATCCATACTCTATACCAGCCAGTTACTAAAGTCTTTTGAGCACCGTATTGTGCAGGTAAAGTTCCTCCGTTAGCTGTACTTGTAATACTAGTTCCGCTGTATGGAGTTACTGAATGACTAGACACATTATAACTAATACCGCTAGTTACTGTAGTAGTTCCAGAAAATACTGCTTGTATATCAATACTTGAACTTGTTCCAGCATAAACATACATACTTAACGTATATGCTTGATCACTACCTGTGGGCACTGTGCCCGATATTGCTGATATAGTAGAAATGCCGGTACCTGCCAAGTTACCCACAACAATAGTTAAATCGTTGATATTATCCAGGCCGCCAAGTACTGAACCTTTGATTAAAATATTATTTCCAGTTTGATATTGAGCATTAGTGCCGCCTGAGGAATTTACAGTAACTATATAAGCTGTACTAGTAACAACAATATCAAACGTTGCCCCAGTTCCCGGAGCACCATCTTGCGTGGCGCCTCCTATATTTGTATATGTAGATCCTGCTGGATTAATACTAACACTTTGTTGAATATAACCAGCACCGGGCGTACTAGTTGATCCAGTTAGTAGCCATGCTTCAGTATAACCTGTTGGGGCTGTATTATTTTTAGTATATGATAAGTTAGCATCGTTAGTCCAAGTTGTAAGAAATTCGTTGCTCCATTTTAACATATTAGTTGTAGGATTAGAATAACCCGATCCTGCATTACTATAGTTAAGTTTTAGCAGTTGGTCTGTTGTTCCAAATGCGCTAGTAACGTTAGCTTGAACTTGTTGTGATTGATTGTTTACTAGTCCAGCAAGTGGAACTTCTGTTAGATCGTAACCTTCACTAACAACTCCAAATGTACCATATGAACTGTTACCGTTAGCTGAACGGATGCGTCCGCCTGCTTCTGCAAAATATCCGGCGTAAGCATAGTATGAGAATACACTGATGGCCTCAGTGATAGCGGCAGGCCCAGTACACCAAATACCAATGCCGTCACTAATTACCATAGTATAGTCGTTAGATACTATAGATTTACTTCCACCATTGTGTAAGTATCCGTCAATTTTAATTCCAGTGGCTCCTTCGCCAAATACAGTAACGTTTTGAATATATGGACTTTTACGAATAATCCATACACTAGTGTCGTTAGGGCCTGTTCCGGGATCCAAACTAGTGTATGCTCCGCCTGTGGGTCTAGCTGTATTATATGCATTTACTGCGGAGATAGTTCCTTTTAATCCAAAAAATGACATGTTACGAATGCCTGTTCCGTTATGCATTAAGAACATGTTTTTTAAACAATCGCCTGCATAAATTGTCATACGTCCATAGCCATTAGTAAATTGTACTAAATTTCCGCTAGCAGTAAACGATTGTAATATTCCTGAACTACTAGCGTTTGATGCAACAAATACATATCCGTCAGCTAATGGATATCCTAAGCACATTGTAATACTAGCAATACTGTTAACTGCTTGAGAGAACGAATATACATAGGTATTATCTGGAATCCCAGGGCCAACTATACTCATACCCACTGCTAGACTAGTAATACTAGTTACGTTTGATAGAATATTTCTACCTATTGTTGTAGTGCCAGTGAATGTAAATGTTGGTCCGTCATTTATCTGTAATGATGTGCTAGTGATACTAGATCCTACAACATAATAAGTTTGTCCTGTGATCACTCCGCCAAATGTTGATGGTGCATTATTAACATAAGGGCTAATAAATTGCAAAGGCATCTGATCTGTTAAACCTATTGTAGTATTAACAATCATTGTATTTGATGAAGCAATAGTATCTGTACAATACAATGTTTTACTTATAGCAGGTTGAACTACTGCGCTACGCAGTTCGTCTCCGATAATAGCAACGTTTTCCGGAACAACTATTGGTAGTAGTTCGTTATATGTCCCAGTTTTAACATATATACTGGCTGTAATACCCGTATTAGGTCCTGGAACTAAGTAGGTATTGTGATTAGTTAATGCGGTAATAACTATAGACAATAGACTTTTAATTTCAGTTATTACTCCTATTTCTACAGCGTTGCCAATAACTTGATTAACTATACTAACTGCCTGTACATTATTTAATGTTTGATAACTAGGCAATATAGTGTTGGCTGCAATACTTTCTATAACGGTTTGTAAATAAGTTAAGGCAGGTGCATAATAAACAATTGAAGACTCAACTAGACTGTTTATAAGTTGTGTTTTACTTCCATAATAAAAGAATGATTGTGTAGCCGCAACTGTTTGACTATTGCCGCCTCGTTTAATATCATATATTACAGCATCGACAATTTGTTCTGCATCTCGTTGAGCACGTAGAGGATCCCATAAGCTGTCCACCGTAAAGGGACTTAAATTTTGAGCCATCTGATATAACATCCACTGATACATTTCTGCAATCATATAGGGCTTATTGGCTTTTAATAGTGCTACTGCATTAGGGTAGTAAAATCCGGCATTGACAACATCACATGCATACTTGATAGTTTTCCACGGCTGATCCCATGTAACACCGTAGCCGCTAGAATCAACCCCACTAAATGCATCTACATAGTAAACTGCCGGAATTACATTTAACTTTCTCCAGTTAGGAAGATTGGTAGAAACTCCTAATACATAAGTATCTATGCTTCCAGTAGTACTAGTAATTGGTAATGCTACAGGTTTTCCGTTACTAAAAGTTCTTAAATCTCCTTTGACATTCAAAGTGTTATTAAGATCATGACTAATTAATAATACCCAATTAACAGAGCTAGAATCATAATCTGGTCTATTATTAGATGACGATGAAACATATGCTGAGGTGTGTGGGTTTATACATACATAAGTCCCAGTAGCCCAAGTTACAACATCTCCAACAGAATATGTAGTTGCTGTTGTCCAACGGTTGGCCCATTTTTTTCCAGGAATTAATAGAGACCAATAGGCTGAATTAATTCCCCTAAACGATAATAATTGGTTGTCTGTTATGGTTCCGTTTGGTGGCGCGGTCAATGTGACAGAATTTAGTGTTCCAGAAATTGTGCCAGACACTAGTGAATTTCCCAAGCTAAGAATCCAAGACGATCCAGATCCCGATACAATATAAGTACCGCTAGCGGCATTGTCAATGATCATTCCAGGTGCAAATGTTCCAGTTACTGTACCACCTAAAGTTAATACTGTACCAAATGGTGGTGTAACTGTTGTTGTTCCGGTTCCGTATGTTCCAGGATCAGATGTATATGATAGCGTAATACTAGTAGTAGTGCTTGCCGATGCTGTATAAGTTCCGTTATATGCAGAATTACTGTTACCTGCTACTAGGTAACTAATACCGGTACTAGGGGCAACTGATTGAGATGGAATAGCAAACGTTACGCTATATGTACCTACACCAGTTTTACTAGTAAATGAACTGATAGTTATCGGTGCTCCTGTTATAGAAGCGGCTGAGGCAGATGCTGTAGTTGTAGTTACGGTTGAGACTGTTTGTCCGTTAGATATATTAGATCCTGCAACAATCATTCCAGAGACAATGCCTGATGATGAAGTAAGATTCAATGTTGTTCCAGAACTACCTCCGGCAACATAAAATTTTGTTAGTGTAGTGACGTTAGGGTCTTGATTTGAACTGTCTGCAACAGCTTCGTATAATATACCATTACGTGCAACTAAATCTCCAGGAGCATAATTTGATCCAGAAGACCACGAGTTTCTTACACTATAACCTACATTAAATAATCCCCAATTAGTTGTATCTGTACTTGGATCATTGTTTGTGTTATTTGCTGTTTTACTGATATATGCATCGCCACCGTAAACAACAGCATCGCCAATTTGATAAGTTGTTCCAGAAGACCATACCAAATCAAACATTTGTCCAGGCAACCACATAGTAAAGCTACTAGTGTTAAGCGTAGAACTTGCTATATGGTATTGTGTGCAACGATATATATTACCGTCAACTTTAACTAGGTCGTTAAGTTTATATCTTGTACCGTTAACCCAATTTCCTTTATATTCAACTCCTGAATAATAAACAGTCCAACTTTCTTGATTAGCTTCTAAGCCTAAGTATGTTGGGCTGACATAAGTTGCACTTGTATGATTTGCTAAACACTTATAAACAACGCCGCCCCAACGAACTAGATCATTTTGACCGTAAACAGTACTAGGAGTCCATACAGGACGCCATGCATCGAACTCAGTATAAACAGTCCAGTTTGCTACATCGGCAGCAAAAGTAGTACTAGTATGGGCAGTAGATGAGTAGTATAACTTGCCTCCAAAAATAACAATATGGCCTACGCCATACGCATGACCAGTAACCCAGGGTCCTGTCCAAGTTTTACCGTCGACTATTAGTTGCCAAACAGGAAAAGTAGCATACAGATCTGTATAAAAGTTTGCGCTTGATGTGTTTGGTATTAAGCAAGAATATGCTTTTCCGTCGTTAAGAATAACATCATCTCGTGCGTATACTGTGCTAGGGGCCCATGTGCCTGACCATGTATATCGTAGTCTACCTATCTTAAATTCTGCTGCCATGTTATATTTTCCTTATCTCTCTATTACTTATCTGTTTGTTTTAACTTACAATTTGGCTTTGATCGTATGTGTATGCTTGATTAATTCTTACTACAAGTTCGCCATTGGAGTTAATATAATAATAACAATTTTTACCGTCAAATCGATATTGATCAAAAGTTAAATTTGGATAGGGGCGACTATGATCTGTTGCCAGTCTACCATCAAAGAAATCAATACCGTATTCAAAGTTTTCAAAGTTGCGGTCATTGGGCCCTGGTTGATTTAATGTAAGTGTATCAAAATCTTTTAGTTGATCAATTTTATAAAAATAAAGTGTACCGTCATCTGTACGTTGTAGTCCGTAGAAATATCTAGGATTACCTTCGCCTAATATATCATTTAAACTAAGTTCGCCGCCTGCATAATAAGTCATAATCTTTTCCTTTAAACTATTTCAACGTAGCTCATTACCAAATCTAAACTACTATCAAAGTTTGCACTCATCTTAATACTTGTAGATGGTCCCAACACCAATTTTTCACCGCCGTTAACTACTCGCAGACTTTGGTTAGGTGGAATCACAATTTCTTTTATAAAATATGCTGTAACCGGACTGCCATTATTGCCTGTTGGGTCTGTTAATTTAATATTGGCCAGCACAATACCGTTAGTCATGTTGGTCAAACTAAGACCAATAACTGTAGTTTTTGCATTTGCTCCAGTAGTTAGGATAGTAGTCTCTACTGTGCCTAATCCTGCTTTTAATACGTTTTTAAAATTCGTTGCCATTTTTCTATTATCCTAACATTATTGCGGACGTGATGCCCAAATTTTCTGCTTCTGATGCTGTTACTCCGCCTACTGTTCCTGCTATACCTGACCAATAAGTTCCAGTATAGACTTCAACTCTGCCGTCAGTGGTGTTATATCTAACCATACCTGTTTCTACGATTGCGGGTCTAGAATCTGTGTTTCCGGTTGGGATAACAAATCCGCCACTGCCACCTATTTTAAAATAACCACTACCTGTATTTGATATTTCAGTAACACTATCAGCGATAATATTACTTATCAAATTTCCCTGAACTTCAAAATTCCCAATCTGTACAGTTGCATCTAATACCAAATCTGTGCCAGATACTGTAGTAGCAATGGTATTTCCGTCAATTTTAATATTCTCAAACTGTGCGTATCCTGTACTAGTTAGTGTGCCTGTTATATTAGTGTCACCAGTTTGGGTATAATTACCAGTTTGTGTATAGTCACCGGTATGTGTTACTGTTCCTGTTATAGAAGTGTCAGCTAATGTTGTTGTGCCATTAACTGTAAGAGTCTGTGCAATCTCAACATTGTTGGTTGGAATTGATATAATTCCGTTACCGTTAGCTTCTAATATTAGATCAGCGTTAGACGGAATAGTAGTGATAGTATTATTACTAATATTAATACTACCAACATTTATTTGGTTAGTATATAAGTATTTCCATCTTAAACTATCACTACCTAAATTGTATGTGTTAGTAGTACTAGGTAACAAGTCACTGTTTACACCAGCAACAAAACTCACACTATCAGTTGTTTGATCACCAACTTGTATATTTCCGCCTATGGTCACATTACCAACTACATCAAGATTTCCTGCAATGTTTACATTGTTAGTAAAGTTGATTTGATCGTTAGCACTGGTAATGTTTATAGGGCCAGTGGTACTGCTAAAAGTATTTCCTGTAAGTCTTAGATTACCTGTTTCAATTTTTACACCATCAATATAGGTAGTATTTGCGCCGTTGGTAAAAGTTACTCCAGTATCTGATTGGATGTTGACACTGGTGCTTGTAAACTGCACAGTGCCGTCCTGTTGGTTCACATAGAATAAATCACCGACTCGAAAATCGCCTTTGTGATCAACTGAATTGTAATATATTTTTGCTCCACTAGCTTCTGTTATTTCGTTGTCCTGAATAACAAAACTTACATCATTGTCACTACGTTTGCCTACACCAATATATGCCAAATTTTGACCAATCAAGTATGCAACTACACCAACACCTGTTCCGTAAACTCCGTAGTTACCATATACTGTAGCAGATCCAATAGCACGAACTTCAACACCAAAGTCGCTATAATCAACCAGTGTAATTCTAGTTGCTCTGCCGCCCGAGTTAGAACGTATATCTTGTGCAGTAGTTGATGTATATAATCCGTTGACTTTGCCTGTTAGATATATTTTACCGTCTGTATCTTTTTTAGTTATAGTGCCGGATGCAAGTATAGTAACACCATCAACATCATAATAACTGATAGTGTTGCCAACATTAAATGTTCCAGTAATGCCGCTTAGTCGCAAAGATGTTTTACCTGCGTTGGCAAATCCTGTTGATCCGCTATATAAGTACATGCCTTTGTCAGCAAAGTAACTAAAACTGTTTAACCACTCAACGCGAGTTCCGTTAGTTGCAGAAAGACATTCTTGATTTGGTGTGAAAAATGTTACAGAGTGGAATAAACAAGCGGCTTCTTTGCTTAAAATATTAGCCACGCTACCGTCAAGCAGTACGCCTTTACCAGCATCGTTACTGTCAAATCCATAAGGATCGCTAGAACTAGTTACACTACCTCTGCTGATAACTGTGACATTTTTAATATAAGGACTACGACTAGTCACTGTAAGATTATTGGCAAAACGGAAAGCATAGCCTGTATTATTTGTACCGTTATATCTGTAACCTGTAATAGTTAAATCTTCAACTGTTGTTTCACCGTTTAATAAAAATACATCTTTATCAACGGTTCCTATTGTTGGTTGAACTGTTACTGAGCGTAGACTTTCGCCCTTAACAGTTACACCAACCGGAACTGTTAATGGAAATATTTCAGTGTATGTTCCTGGATACAAGAATACTGTATCCCCGCTAGTAGCAACTGAAAGTGCTTTCTTTAAACTAGCAAATGGATCATTTTGATGTGTTCCGCTGTAGGTATCATTGCCGTTTGTAGCAACATAGTAAATTTTACCCTGGCGAAGAGTTAGTTGTATGCCATCAACTGTTAAATTATCAGTAGCAATAGCATTACTGTGTATGGTGTTGACCCAAATATCTGCCCAGCGTTTATCGCTGTTTCCTAGCGTATAGGTATTGTCAAAGTTGGGTATAATATTACTGTTGATATCAGCATTAAAGACGATATTGTCAGTGTTTGCATCGCCTATTGTGATATCGCCATCTGCTGTAATACTTCCAGTAGCATGAATATTTCCATGGACATTTGTATCAGCAAATACTTCTACAGTACCTATACCGTTTGGTCGTAATTCTAAATTAGTGCTGGCTGTGTTTGTTGAAATAATGTTAGCATCTAACGTGATAGCATCTATTTTAAGTTTGTTTTGATATACTATTGCGGCACCGTTAAATCCTGTTAGATTTAAAATACCTGTAGAACTATCTATAGTATTACCAGAAATAGTAATATCACCGATACTTAAATTATCAGTTTCTAAATATGTTGTTCTTGTTGTACCGTTTACCTGTAGGTCATGTGTTGGAGTATCAGTATTCACGCCGATACGCATGTGATTCACATCGAGATATAGAAGGTCTGTCTCAAACGCTAAATCAACTCCGTCACGAAGCAGATTTGCTTTTAAGAGCGGACCCGAAATGCGACCAATGGACATGCGCTCTCCTAATGACCCCGTGTTTCACGGTTAACCACCTTACATTGCGGGTTTACCACAGTTTGATATCGGGGGTTTATTGGTCAAACCCCTCAGTAATATTATTTAGCTGTTTGGAAATTTAGCCCAGGATTATGCCCCATAAACCAAGGACTGCTTCAACTTCTTCGTAGGATATTTCTGCGGCAAGCCCTCTTGCAGGGATCCATCCGTTATCGCCTTCTGATGGATTTCCTGAATATACCTCTGCGGCTACAACAGGATTTTCTACAAACTCTATAACCACATGATTGTTTATTCTAAACTGTCCTATTTCAGGAACAAGTTCTCTAGTTGTGCTATCACCTATTGGTATAGCTAATGCACCCATGTTGGCAAATTTTATATACCCTGCTCCAGTATTAGCAAATTGTATTTTTTTACTTAGAATAGGACCGTTAAGAGTTAGTACATCTGTGCCATTTTTAAATGATATGTTACCTGTTGCTGATGCTAGGGTAATATCAGTACTTGAAAACGTTGTGCCTGCTAGATCTATATTTGCAAAAGTTCCGCCAGCACTGGTTATAACTTGCCCTGTTATAAGTGTATTTCCTGTACGGGTATTTGTAGTTGGGGTCAATACCGAACCGCCTAAATAATTGCCAGTGTGCGTGACATTACCATTGACTGTTGCGTTGGTAAAATAGCTAGTGTTAGATACTTTTAAATTGTCGGTTATAACTACATCAGTAGTATTGACTTTAATTTTATTTGTAGAAGTTAGTACTAGATTTCCACTAGTTGTAGTAATAACATTTGTGGATAAATTTATATTTGCTGTTTGCGAATTTACATTATATGCGTTCTTCCACTTTTGATTAGGTGTGTTGGATCCTAAATTGTAGGTGCCTGTTATTTTAGGTATTATATCACTGGTTATGTCTGATGTAAAATTAACAGTATCACTAGTTTGATTTCCTACAGTCAATGTACCTTCAACTTTGATATTGCCGCTAGTATATAAGTCTTTAGCAAATTGTATATTTTGTGTTAGTGTAGAAAGTCCGTTTGCGGGAGCTATTTCAAAAGAGTTACTGCGGGTAAAAATAGTGTTGTCTCGTAGAGTAAAGTCTCCAATGTCTATTTTACTGTAGTCTATGAATGTTTGATTTGGTGCCGTGCCTATAGTTAAACTACTAATACCAGTAACAGTGCCTGAAGCAATGTTGATAGAAGTTGTGCCGGTATCATAATTAACATAGAACTGTTTTCCAACTCTAAAATTACCCTGCTGGTCTACACTTTGAAAATATATTTTACCGTTATTAAGTTCTACAGTTTCATTAGCTTGTATAACCAAGGTGCGATCATTGCTAGAGTCTAGTCCTGTGCCAATATAACCAAAGTTATATTCAATCAAGTACATGAGTGTGTTAATACCGTCGGCTACGGCACCGTATGTTCCATAAACACTGGCACTTGCAATTGCACGTACTTCAGCACCAAATTTAACACCAAGACTGGCCAATCCTAACGAGCCTTGTGTAGCATATAAGCTACGATTGGCATAATAGGTAAATGAGTTTAACCACTCTACTCTAACGCCGTTGGTCATCGTTAGAGCATCAACCCCCGGTGTGATAAATGTACAGCTATGGAACAACATTGCCGCTTCATAAGTGGTAGCATCGCAAACACTACCGTCAACTAGAGCGCCTCGACCTGCATTGACTCCGCCGGTAATAACTGAACAATTTTGTACATAGGGACTACGAGTTGTTGTTTTTGCTCCATTGGCAAAACTAAATGCATATCCTTGATAAAAGTTTGCAACAGTTATGTCGCTAATTGTAGTCTCACCGTTTAATAAAAATGCATTATTTGTATTAGTTCCTATAGTAGGTTGTATTGTAACTGATCGTAAACTAACACCTTTTACAGTAACTCCTACAGGAACAGTTAAGGGAAATGATTCAGTATATGTACCTGGATAGATATGAATCGTGTCGCCGCTTGTGGCTACACTTAATGCTCTTGTTAAAGTAGCATATGGACTATTTTCGTGATTGCCACGATTAGTGTCAGAGCCGTTAGTAGCAACAAACCATGTCTTGCCAGGACGACGAACTACACTTATACCTGCACTACCAATAGTATTTGCAACTAGAGCTTGCCCATTAACATGAGCTGTATATATGTCGCCCCAACGTTTTCCGCCAACTGTTAGATTGCTGCCTAGTGAATAATAATTGGTAATGTCTGGTATTAGACTGCTGTTAACGTCGGCATTAAATGAAACGTTATCGCTGCCATTGTTACCAAATACAACAGAGCCATCGGCTGTAATGTTGCCAGTTGCGTGTAAGTTGCCAGTGATATTTGTATCAGCATATACTTCTAAAGAACCGGTTGGACTTAGGTTGATATTGGTATTTGATGTGCGTGTTAAAATCGCATGACCAGTAATTTCTAAGTTGTCAGTTTGAATATCATGAGCACTAACATAGTCACTCCCAGAAAGAACCACAGTTCCTGTGTTTGCTTTTATTAGATGACCGTTACCTAGTTCAAGATTTCCTGCATTAATTTTAGATCCATCAATAATGATGTAGTCAGTTCTTAAATGTCCGTTGACATACAACTCTTTATTAATAGGCGTACTATTAACACTAAGTTTTTTGCTGTTAACATCTAGGTAAAGTAGTTGATTTTCAAATCTAAGATCAGTACCTTCGCGCAAAAGATTTGCGTTAAGCAGTGCTCCTGAAATTCGACCAAGCTGTTTTGCCATAGATAATCCCTAGGTACGTGATGTACCTTATATAGTATTTATTGGGAATTGATTAACGATCGAAACCGTGCAGTACAGTCACATGTTTAGGATCAACAGTGCCAATCGGCACAGGGCCTTGGAACTGTATATAGTAGCCTGTGGGATAAGCTGATCCTGCAAAACTTTGTCCGCTGGTTGCGCTACTCAATCCAAGAACAGTTATTGATGCGCCTTCTGTTTCGTTAACTAGAGTTTGACTGACTGTTATGTCAGTGGCTGTTACATTAGTAATCGTATAAGTGCCGTTGTTACTGTTGCTGTTAGAGACTGTGATGCTTTGTCCAATATAGTAACCTCTATCAACCCAATTTACTGATGCGGTATTTGAGCTGTGAATTTTGTTACTTAGTGGGCTTGTAGTGTGTACAAAACTAACCACTGCGCTGATTACTCTACAAGGATTATTGATTATTACATAGTTAGTGGTGTTCAATTGCATGACGTTTTCAACAAACACTAACAAGTTTTGTCCGCCCCAACCGCCAAGATCATTGGCCTTGTCGTCAGTGTTGTCAGTAGTTGGAGGTGCTGGATTTAATGGTCCAAAGATGTATTCTACATCATCACCTACTCCAAGATCCTGTTGTGTAATGTAGGTAGCTTCTTTATAACGTAGGCTACGCCATGTGTGAAGTCCACCTTTACCTTGATATACTTCAACTTCGTCAGTTGTTGTATTGTAACGAATCATACCGCGCAGATCACCTGTGGTAGATGATGTTAGTCGACTGCTAGTAGGACCTCTAGGAATTGTCAATCCATTAGGAGTAGTCATAGTAACTTCTCCAGTTGTCTGGACAGCTACACTATCGTCTTTGACGTTACGAGAGTTAAGTTGACTTTTCTTTAAAAACTTCATTAGCTTACTCTCATTGTACTTACTGTAGCTGTTACTGCACTATCTGCAGAGCAAGTTGCATGTAATCTATCACCAGTTGATAGTACAAATTTTTCAGTGTCAAATGTAAATGTTTCGCTTGCTGGTAATTCTAACTGTTTAATAACTATGCTGGCGTTACTTACTGCGCCACCACTTGGAACTGCGTAAACATTGATTGTCACAGTTGCTCCAGAATAGTTACAAAATACTACACATGTAATTGCATATTCGGTGTCAGACGGACATAAAAATAAGTTGTTGCCACTGATACTTAATGTTTGATTATTGATTGCCATTTTATATCCTTAAAATATCATACTGTAGGCTAATGCTTTTCTACGGCTGACTAATTCATCTCTTGTTGCTTCGTTATTTACAAAATACACGCCAGTGCCGCCATAGGCTTCTGATTTAGTGTATAGTGTAACACTACCGTTTGTTTGATCAGGATCCGCAATGGCTAGAGTAATTTTTAAATTGTCATCAATGACCACTGATCCAGTGCCTGCGGCTCTTAAAGTTAGATCTAATCCTAAATCAGTTGTTGACAATGTGCCGTTTGATAGGCTAAAGTTTTGTGTTGTAAATGCATCAATTTTAAATTCAGCATTTGTTACACCGTTTATCAACAATGAGGCTTTGCTTTCTGCATCACCGCTTTGTGTATCAAATACTTGAAATCGTGTATCGCTTCGAGCGATAAAATTTGGAGGTGTTGTACTAAAGAATCCTGCAATAGCACCATTTACCCATTTTACGTTTGGTATAGAATTGTCATAGGCTATTTGATTTTCTTCTACATACAGTTTGTGATTAATTCTATCGGCATAATTGACCACACCGTCAACTGCAACAACAGCAGAGCCAGTGCCTGTTTCTCCAGGATGTGGACTTGGTCCAAGTAAATTTAAATTTTGATCTTTGTCATTGGTAGTAATGCTGTTAGTACGTATGCCTGTTAGTAGAGTATTCTTTGTTTTAAAAACAAAGGCACCTTGTTTATTACTATTGGTTTGATTGTCAAACCACCATAGGCTTTCGCTGAACACCATTTGTCCAGCACTATAAACACCACGACCTATTTCAATGCCAGCTTCACCAGTAGCGGATAAAATTCCGTTACCAGTGGGCTGTCCATTTTCGCCAAGTTGATTATTAACCACAATGATATTGTCAACTATTGATACTGTGCTTGACTTTACTGTTGTGGTATTGCCGTAAACTGTTAGGTCACCGGTAACAATAACATTACCGGGACTTGTACCAACATCTAAAGTAATAACGCCATTGCTGTCGTCTTGTCCGTTGTAACGAACTTTGACTTTGTAGTCGGAATCGTTTACTTGTATAATTCTTGACATGTTTTATCCTTGTAGGGGCCGAAGCCCCTATTACTATTAAGCGTTTTCAATAGTTACTGACTTGCGCTCACCAGCTTGTGCATTACCAAATGTCCATCTTGCTGACTCACCGTTAGCAAACAACCAATCTTCTTCGTTGTTTGTAAATCGCTCTAGTCTTGCCTTGTGTGCTGTTAACTTGGTAACAAAGTATGTGTTGCCATTGTCATCAGTAGCAATAATGTATGCTTTGCCAAATGCTGGAGTATCATCAGCAACTAGTTTGCAAACTGCGGTACCATCATCAGTTTTAACTTTGTAGCTACGACCATTAACTTGACGAATAATGTCGCCAATCTTTGCTCCAGAGTCGTCTGTATTAGCGTGGATAACGATTGCATTTTCTTGATTAGTTGCTGAGCCAACTAAACCGCTGTCTGTTGTTAGAACAATAGTACCAGTTGCACGAGTTTCAAATGCGCCACCAATTGTAGATGCAAATGTAACTGGTTCTACACCAGTGTAACCAGAACCTTTTTCAGATACTGTAATTGTTTTAACA